TTCTGGTAGAAGTCTATCAAGAACGAATATGAATATTGTGGCAATGTTTACAAGTGAGTTAGGTGCTTTGAGTTCAGCAAAAAGAACTATAGCTTATACAGATCTATCAAGTGTAGCAACAGACTTTGGAACAAATTCATCTATGTATGAGTATGCTAAGATATTGTTCGCACAAACAAAAAACCCTACAAATAGTGGAGGTTATTTAGTCGCTGGATTCTGGAGAGCTTCAGATGAAACTGTATCGGCAACTTCTGGTGTATTAACTGGTAGTCAAGTTAGTGAAAGTGCATTGATTCCTATACTTCAAGGTATTAGTGATGGTAGTTTTGATATAGATGTAGACGGTGTTACTCAAAATGTTACTGCTGTAGATTTTAGAACAGTTGATAGTATGGAAGATGTTATCACTCTATTAAATACAAAAGTTACTGGCGTATCTGTAACTGAAGATGATCAAAAGATTGTTATTACAAGTGATCTTACAGGAGCAACTTCTGAAGCTAGTCTGTTTACTGCTGGAGCAACTGGTACATTTGTTGGTGAGATTCTTAGTTTAGCTTCTGGAACTGGTGCTGTAGCTACTGATGGTGCTGATAGTGTTGTATTAACTGCTGAATCAAAAGATGATGCTGTAAATGAATGTTTATTATTAGAGCCTATTAAAGGTGCTGTATTTATTGATAATCCTACTGATGTAGAGAGTAAGTCTTTAGGTATTTTAGCTCAAGCTAACGATATGATTATTTATGATGTATTTGATAGTGCTAGTAACTTAGAAAGAGATGTTACTAATATTGTATGGGATATTAAATTATCTTCATTAAATAACTATAGAATGATCTATAGAAAAGATGGAAATAGAAAAGTAGCTGTAGCTGTAATGTCTAGGTTACACACAGTAAACTTTAATAACCAAAATAGTGCAATTACATTGAACTTAAAAGAATTATCAGGTATAGTAGCTGAGAGCTTCACACAAGATGAGATTAATAAAGCTAAGAAAGTTGGTTTAGATCTTTATACTACTTTTGGAGATTTACCAAAATTACTTGTATCAGGTTCAAATGGATTTGCTGATAATGTTTATAACTTTATTGCAATTAAAAAGTTTATTCAAATTGATTTATTTAACTTACTTGGTACTACTGGAACAAAGTTAGCTCAAATTGATGCTGATGTTAGTAAGATTGTATCTACTGCTGAAAAAACATTAAACTTATTTAAGAAAGCTAAAGTTATTGGTGCTGGTACTTGGAATAGTCCAGATACATTTGGTAATGTAGAAGTGTTTAATAGAAATATTGAAGCTAACGGATATTATGTTTATGCTCAACCACTTTCAGAACAAGCTGGTAGCGATAGAGAGCAAAGAAAATCTCCAGCGATTCAAGTGGCGTTTAAAAATGCTGGTGCTATTCATAGTGTGGATGTAACAATCCAGTATAACCTTTAGGAAACTTTAAGTTATAACATAATATAGTATTCTTTTTTCATAGAATACTATATTTATTTACATATAAATTTAACCACAAACAAAATCTTTTATATTGGCAAAGGTAAAAATAAAAGAGCCTTTAGTAAGCTTGATAGAAATAGGTACTGGCACAATGTAGCTAAGAAGTATGACTATTATGTTTTGATATATAAAGAAAATCTAACTGACAAACAGTCTTTAGAATTAGAAAAATCATTAATTGAAAACTTCAAAAGTAAATATAAACTCACTAATCTTACAGATGGTGGAGATGGAATATCTGGATATAGATATACTAAAAATCAGAAAAAAAAACAATCAGAAAATTTTAAAAACGGACTAGCAAAAGGTGATCATCCACGAAGAGATAAGAATATTCATACTTTTATAAATATAAACAATGATAAATTCACAGGCACTAGAATAGAATTTGCTACTTATTCAAAAATGAGATCAGATTACATTTCAAGACTTGTATTAAAAAAAGCTAAATCATTAAATGGATGGTATATTGATGGTACTGACTTAGAAAGAAAAGATAACTATTTGGATAGATTTTCATTTATTAATAAACATACAAAAGAAAAAGTATTTTTGAATAGTAAAGAGTTTAGAAGTAGGTTTGATTGTAGTAGTAGGTGCTTCTATATAATCAAAAAAGGAAAGACTTGGAAAGATTGGAAAATTGACAATTAATAATATGGTACAATTACTTACTTACTTAAAAAATAAAAGGAAATAAAATGGCTGTAATAAGTTTTAAATCAGATAGTACAACTCTAGTATTGAATGATGAAGTAATAAATGACTTCATCAATGGAGATATACTAGAATTAGCACCTGTTAATCCTGATACATCAAGATTATATGGTAGAAATAAATCTGTTAATATTCAGAAGAGATCGGATGCCGAAGTATATACATTAAAGTTTAGTGTAATGAAAAATAGTGATTCTGATATATTTATGAATACGCAGATGAATAAACCTATTCCTGTTGTATTTAATGGATCAATGAAAGAAATCTTTGTTAAAGATGGAGAAGAGTTAGTAGATTCTTATGAGCTTCAGGCTGGTAGTATTACTGATAAGCCTACACAGACTAAGAATAATCAAGATGGTAATGCTCAGTTAGATTATACGATTGAGTTATTCGCAAGAAGATTGATTTAATATTAATCTCAAATAGTCTATAATTAATGGGTAACGAAAGTTGCTCATTTTTTAGTTCTAGAAATCCGTTACTTTGCAACAATTATGTAACGGAGAGATAGAGAAAGAGTTAGAATTAGAAATATAGTTAGAATTAGAATAAGAAATATAACAAGAATAAGAAAGGATTTACAGATGGAGAATAAACAAGAAGAACTAAAAGCACAAAGACAAGAAGCTTTAGATTTATTAGAAAAAATGCACACAGAAGGTGTATTTACAATTAATGATAGAGATTATAAACTATCAAAACTATCACATCAATTTAGAATAGAAGTAGTTGCAGTATATTCTAAGATTGAAGCTAAAATGACAATGTTAGATTATTCATTTTTAGTGGAACAAAATTTTAAAAACATAATGAAAAAGATTGATGAAAAAATCTTATTTGATAATTCGCAAATAAGTAAACTTCCTAATCACTTTGAAGATCATCCAGAAGATTATTTTGATTATGTAGCTACAAGTATGAAGTTAATTTCCTACCCTTTGTACAAAACCAAACTCCATATAGATTAAATAGGCGAGTAAATAGGTCTAACTACTTCAAAAAGTATGTAGATCACACTAACCTATCTGATACAGATATGCTCTTTTTTAGCTTGGTTAAGAAAGGATATGGAAGTTTGGATTATATAAGGAATTTAGATACTCCTGAAATAAAAGATATACTTGAGTATGAAGGCATTATGAATGATATTGAACAATTAGCTATTGAAGATAGTCGTAATGAATAATAATATGATTATTAGTAAATATTGTATGTGATATAATATATCAATAAAGGATTAGTATGGCTGTTGTATCAGAATTAGTTTCAAAATTTAGTTTTACAGGATCACTAAAGCCACTAGATAACCTAAATGCTGGACTAACAAGTGGAATTGGTAACATTTCAAAGGCTGTCGGTGCTTTTGGTGCTGCTGGTGTAGCTTTGAATGGATTTCTAGCAAATACACTTGCAAATGCAGATGCTCAAGTACAACTAGCAAGAGAAACTGGAGTAAGTATAGAATCGCTTCAAGAGTTAGGATTTGTTGCTGAACAAAATGGCTCTAGTGCTGGAGCAATGGAAAAGTCTATAGTAGGTCTCGAGAAAGCTATAGGAAATGCTTCAATAAATGGAAGTGCTGATTTTTCAAAACTTGGAATATCTGTTAGAGATGCTAATGGTGATGTTAAAGATGCTGAAACAATGTTTTATGAAGTTTCAGATGCTATGAAAACAATGGGATTGACTGCTAGTGAACAAAGAGGAATGATGGGCAAACTTGGAATAGATGAAAGTCTGATCCAAACTATGCGATTGACATCAAAAGAAATGTCCACACTTAGACAAAAAGCTAAAGATCTTGGAACTATATCTACAGAAGATGGAAAAAAGATTACTCAATTCAATGATTCGTTAAGTGCTTTAAAATTTGGTGCTTCATCACTTCAAAAAAGTCTAGCAATAGCTTTTGCACCTCAACTTACAGAAATAGCTGATGGTTTTACTGATATGCTTATTGCTAATAAAGATATGATCAAGAATGGATTAAAAAAATTCTTTGAAATGGTTAATCTTGGACTTGGAGCAATAGTTAGATTTGGTAAGATGCTATATAATTTAATAGATGGTACTGTTGGATTTGAAAATGCTTTAATGTTGGCTGGTGCTGGAATGTTATATCTCAATAGAGCAATGCTTATGAATCCAGTAGGATTAATTGTTGCTGGTATCGTAGGATTGATTGTAGTATTTGATGACCTGATGAATGGTATTGAGGGAGGGCAAAGTGTTATAGCTGATTTCTTTAATGAATTTTTTGGAGTTGATATAATTCCATTTATAAAAAGTATTGGCGAAGCTTTTAGTGCTATACCTAGTATTGTATCAAGTGCTTTCACTACATCAAAAGATTTTATATTTAAAATAATTGATGAGATACTAGAATATTTCAAACCTGTACTTGAAATGTTTAATAAAATAACAGATTTTGAGCTTCCTTCTTTGGGAGATGTTTCTAATACAGCCACAGATGCAGTTGATTCAGTTGGTAGTTTCTTTAGTGGACTTAATCCATTTAGTGATGGCAACGATACAGCTACTCCACAGCAACTAGCAACCTCAACAGTAGGTAATAGTTCTCAATCATCTAATACTACCAATGATATTAAAATAGAGATCAAAACAGATAATCCAGAATTAGCTGGACAGTCAGTTAATAATGAATTACAAGGTATGTTGAAAAATGCCAACTCTCAATTCAATAAGGGTGGAAGATGATACAAGATTTTGCTAAACAAATTTTTGGTTATGAAAGAACTGATGACAGACAAGAAATAGGTATAGGTGGATTTACTGCAGATGTAAGAGTAAATGAGTCTATACAAATGACAAGTGATGTTCCTGATAACTATGTTGAAGATGGATCTGTAATAAATGATCATATTATTAACAATCCAATTGTATTATCAATAGATGGAGAAGTTGCAGACATAAATGAGAAAGCTGTTTTTGCTCCACCTATTTTATTAGAAGCTATAGATAAAGCAGAAGAAATAATTTCTGAGACGTATCCTGGACAAAAGACCTTGCAAATGATACAGAAGATTGAGAAAATAGCAGAACCAATAACAAAAGCTTATGATACTATAAATGACGCATTAGACAAAGGTCAACAAGTATATGACTTTTTCTCAGGTCAAAAAGCTAAAACTATTCAAGATGACTTTTTTGATTTTATGAATCAGATTTATTATAGTAAACAATTGATAAATATTGAAATGCCTTTTAGAACTTATAAGAATATGAGAATTACATCACTGACTGTTGTTAGAGATAACACCACGACCCAAGCTTTAAAATATAAAATGACTGCAAAAGAAGTTAGATTTGCTAAAACTATTTTAGTTGATAGTAAAAAGTATTTTCAAAGCTCACCCGCAGGAAGTGTAAAAGGTAAAGTTTCTGATAAAGAAAATAAAGGTGTGGTTGAAGGCAAAAAGAAATCATTTTTAGGGACTATATTATCATGACAAAAATTGACATTGACTCAACAGAATTTCAAGAATTTTCAGTTCTTTTTGAAGGTGATCTTATAAGTATTACGCTTAATTTTAGATTTGATAACTGGCTTATGGATTTAAGTTATAATGATAAAGAATTAAAGGGTGTAAGACTTTCATCAGGAGTGACTATGTTAGAAGGTAAGAATTTTCCTTTTGAAATTGTTATATACGATAAGGGATTAGGTTTAGATCCATTCTCAGCAGATTGTTTTGAAAGAAACTTATTTGAATTTTTAGTTCTTGATCGTGATGAGGTTTTTGACATAAGAGGATATGAAGTTGAATAGATTTATAAGAGATTATGAGCTCATCATAACATTAACTTCTGGTGAAACTGTTAAAATTGTTCCTGAGATTAGAATACAATTTGAGATAGATAAATCTGTTTATGGTGGATTAAACGCTTGTAAGATCAAAATATATAATCTTAGTATTGATAAACAGAGAAAACTTGTAAAAGATAAAGAAGACGGAAATGTAAGATTGCCTTTTCTAATTAAGATAGGTTATGATAGACTAGAAACAGTTTTTCAAGGAACTATCTTTGAAGCTTCTAGTGTAAAAACAGGATCTGACTTTATTACAACAGTTGTAAGTCAAGATGGTTTATATGATTTTGTAAATAGTTTTACTTCTAAAACAGTTACTACTAATGATGTGAAACACATTGTTGATGATATGGTTAACACTAAGCAAGGTAAAACATCTGAGCGTAAAGTAATTGTAAGACCTAAAGTTTTAGTAGGTAATAGTGCTAAATTAATCGAAGAAAGTTTAGATGACGATGAAACATATTTTATTGATAATGAAACAATTCATATAATTAAAGAAGATGAAGTTATTAGCTCTTATATTCCTGTTGTACAAGCTGACACAGGTTTATTAAATACACCTGTTAGAAAAAATAAAGAAGTTACTTTTGAAACATTGTTAAATCCTTCTATAAAAGTAGGTGGTCTTGTAGAATTAAAAAGTCTATATACTACATATTTAAATGGTGTTTACAAAGTAAATACTGTAAAATATAAAGGCGATAACTACGGATCAGATTGGTCTCAACAATGTACATGTAGACTCGCACAAAACTATAAGGTTTTATAATGAATTATAATAGTAATGAAAATCCTTCAATTGAAAATGTTTTAATGATGGCAATAGCAGAAGCATTAAGAAATACACATACAAATCTTATTGCTAAAGTTACAAGAGTAAATCAGAAAACTATTAACTGTCAACCTGTAATTTCAAGAGTTGTAAACGATAAGAAAATAGATTTACCTGAATTTGCTGAAATACCTATATTAAATTTTTTAGGTGGATCTAGTTCAATTCAAATGCCTATAGCTGTAGGCGATTATTGTATATTATTTATAAATGAAAGATGTTTTGATACTTGGTACAACGGACAAGATTTTGAAAAACCGTTAGAAGCTAGAATTCATGATTATTCAGACGCTATTGCTTTTGTTGGTTTAAAAAATAAAGCAGGAGAGCTTGATATACCTACAGTTATAACAATGTTAGGTGACACATATCAAGAAGGTAATTATGTACACCAGGGTGATAGAGAACAAACAGGCGATTATGTTTTAACAGGTGATTTTACTATTAATGGTAATACTATTAAAAATGGTGACTTAACAATTACAGGAAACATCACAATAGTAGGTGGAGGAAGTAGCACTGTAAATGCTTCAGGTTGTACAATAAATCTTACAGGTGGAGATGTTGTTGCAGACGGAATTAGTTTAAAAAATCATACACATACAGGTGACTCAGGTGGAACTACGTCACCACCTAATTAGGAGACAAAATGCAAGTTAGAGAATTAGATGAAGATCAAGATTGGAAATTTGGATATGGTAAAGCTAACTATATAAAAGATAATAATGCTATACTTCAGAATGTTCAAACAAGATTAAAAAGTTTTAAGAATGATTGGTTTTTAGATCAAGATGCAAATATAGATTGGTTTAATATTTTAGGTCAAAAAGATACTAAAGAGACAATTATTAAAGAAGTTGAACGAGTAACATTACAAACTGAAGGTGTGACAAGAATTAATCTAATAGAGATCACTACAGATAATAAAACACGTAACGCAAAAATTAATATTGATTTAGATACAATCTACACTATAAATAACAGCTTAGGAGTATCAGTATGACAATAAATCAAAATGGAATACAACTTGATAGTTTTGCAACAATATTTGATGATATTGCTCAAGGCTTTAAAGATATTTATGGCGATGATATTAACCTAGATCAAGATACAGCTGATGGTCAACAAGTAGGTATTTTTGCAAATACTGTGTATGATCTTCAAACGTTACTAGCAAAAATGTATAATGGTTTTGATCCTGATTTTGCAGAAGGTCATGAGTTAGATAAGATGTTAAAACTTATAGCAACTACAAGATTATCAGCTACTAAATCAATTGTTGATGTTAATATAACTGTAAGCTCAAATGTAGCATTGCCTTCTGACTATACTATTAAAGATATAAACGGTCAAGAATGGATTATAACATCTGCTCAAATATTAACTACTGGTACATCACTAGTATCATTTAAAGCATCAGACTGGGGTCAAATAGAAGCTTCTGCTGATACTATTACAAAACCTGTTACAATATTAACTCAAGTAACTTCATTAACAAATCCTTCATCAGCCGTTGCAGGTAGAGATGAAGAAACTGATGTTGAATTAAGAAAGAGAAGAAAAAAACTTGTAGGATTAAACTCAGTTTCAACTGTAGGTGGATTATTAGGTAAACTATTAAAACTTGAAGATGTTTCTGATAGTGTAATTTATGAAAATTCTACTGATACTTATGACGCTACAAGAGATATAGATGCTCACACAATATGGGTAATTGTAGAAGGTGGAGCTATTAAAGATATTACAGAAGTTATAGCAAAAGATAAAACAGCAGGAACTGGTTTAAAAGGCACTATTGAAGAAACTTATACAGAAGTTTTTGAAAGATCAAATGGGACTTTTAGAACTCACTATCATGAAGTTAAATTTGATAGACTTATAGAAATAGATTTATACATTAGATTTGATGTAGCTAAAAGATTATCAACAGACCTAATTGACACTGATGCAATTAAAGAAGCTTTAGACGCTCTAGAGTTTAACATTAATCAAACTGTTACAGCAACTGAATTATATGCAACTATATATTCTGCAGGTACAAACTTTATAGCTTCAGATCTTGAAATTAGTTTTGATGATATTACTTATGTTGATGATAAACTTTCTCCTGATTATGATGAAAGACCTGTAATAAGTATAGCAAACATAACAATTACTGAGGTGTAATATGGGTTTATTTACTGACAATTATAGAAAACTTTTAATAGTTCAATACGCTGATAAACCAAAAGCAATTGCTCATATAAATAATATAATTGGAAGCCTAGAAGATGTGTACGATCTAGCTAATTTATTTGAAGAGGCTTTTGATGTAGATACAGCTGTAGGAAAACAGCTAGACATATTAGGTAAAATTGTAGGAATAGAAAGAAAAGTACCTTTTGCAGTACCTAAAAACTATTTTGGTTTTGATGATAACGTTTCAACGGCATATCCAATGGGGAATAAGTTTAAAAGTGTTGTAGCATATCCTCTTAAAAATAAGTTTGAAATAGCTTACACAACAGGTGAATTAAAAGATATTGATTTTAGGTTTTTTATTAAAGCTAAAATCATTAAGAACTATGTTAAAGCTATGATGATAGACATTGATAATAGATTATCATTACAAGATGCTATTGACAATCTATTTGATAATAAAGCTTATATAGTTGATAATCAAGATATGAGTGTGACAATCTATATTGATAACACTTTCAATTTTAACACGATACAATACATAAAACAATTAGATTTAATACCTAGACCTCAAGGAGTGAAGTATGAAGCTATTATTAGTTATTCAGATGGATCTACTTTTGGTTTTGGCGTAAATAATACTGGTTTTGGTGATAAATTTTCAGTACCAATTGAAAGTTATTTTGCTGAAAAGATAACAATATAAGGAGAAATAAATGTTAAATCGTTTTAATGGTAACGTCGTACCTTTCGCTATTGACTCAACAGCAACAAATCGTACAGTTTTCGGAGATACAGCACAAAGTGATGATATTGATGATAACCTAAATGCTGATTTTAAAAAAGGTTGGGAGATTGTAGGTATTAATGATAATCCTACAAAACAAGATTTTAATGCTTTGGCTTACACTTTAGGTAATCTAGTATCTTATTTGTACCAACAAGGTATAGCTACATGGAATACTACTCAAGAATACTTTGTTGGAAGTAGAGTTATTGGTTCAGATGGTTTGATTTATAAAGCCTTAACTGGTACTGAATCTACACCAAATGAAGGTAATGATCCAACTACAGATACAGTAAACTGGGAAGCAGATAATGCAGTAGATATTTTCTATGATAATACTGATTCTGGATTAACTGCTGAGAATGTGCAAGAAGCCATAGATGAATTAACTTCTGGAAAAGCGTTACTAGGCGGCTCAGCTACTCAAACATTCAAAGTAGCAGATGCAGTTAATGATGATGAAGCAGTTGCTAAGTTACAGATGGAAACTGCTATTGCGGGTGTAAGTGTAGATGTATCATCAAGTGCTGAAATAAGAACTGGAACTGATAATACTAAAGCAGTTACTCCATTAGGTATAAATGAAACTCAGTTGGGTTGGGGGCAGACTTGGCAAGATGTCAGACCTAGTCGAGATGTGGGGGTTACTTACACAAATACAACAGGTAAGCCTATAGAGGTAAATATCTTACATTATGGCGCAATCGGTGACCATTTTTTACTTGTCGATGGTCTAACTGTAAGTAAATACAATAGGGATGGGGTAGATGCAGAAGGTATGTTGATTGCAGTTGTACCAAATGGTAGCACATATCAACATTTATCACCTGGCACACCCACTCAGATATGGGCGGAATTAAGATAAAAAGGATTAAAAGTGAGATATTATAAAAGTGAATTAAATGATGTATTGGATTTGATGATGATTTTGATAGAGTTAAGATAATGATAGTATCAGAACTAATAGCTGGACTTAAACAAGTAGACGGAGGTAAGAAGATATATACAGACATAGTTGGTAATGGGGTTAGCATTGATACTGTTTATTTTTATCCGCACTATAACCCCCACAAGATATATATAGCTGACTACCTACCAAAAGGTGCAACCGAGATAAAGGAAACTAAATGAAATACTTTAAAAACAAACAAAACGAACTATTTGTAGACCCTATAGTAGAGAACCACATAGGGCTAGAAGAACTAACAAAAGAAGAGTTTGATACTCAGTTAGCTGAAAACAATATACCAACAGCTGAACAAATACAAGCAAATCTTAAAGTTGCAATATTAAAAGCTATAGCAACAATGAGAGTTGAAGTAGATGGATTAGTTTTTGATGGAAATGAACCTAGTCAAACAAGAATGGCAAGAGCAATTCAAACACTTGTAGGAGATGAAACAATCCCTTGGAAGATGTTTGACAATAGTATAGAAACTATTACTCAAACTGAATTAGGTAAAGCACTCAGAGCTAGTGGTATTAAGATGAGTGAGTTATGGTTTTGTTCTACAGTTGAAGAGGTTGAAGCTATTGTGTCTAAAGATAGTGCGTGGTTAGATAAATACAATGGCTGATTTATATTGTGATGAAGAAGTCTATGAACTTATAGATAAAAACAAAGTAGATACTAATGGATGCGGAGCTGGGATAACAGCTTCACTGATACCTAATAAATGGTTAGGGTTGGATTTTACGATTTGTTGCCACATTCACGATGCTTATTATCAGTATGGAAAAACACTGGACTATAAAGCCTATGCAGATAGAATATTTCTAAACAATATGCTTAGGGTAGTTGGTACTAGGCCTAAGTTGCTTAGACCTCTTGGTAGAGTTATCGCTTATGGATATTATGAAGCGGTTGTTAAATACGGTGGTGTTGCTTATTGGAGTGGAAAGAATGAGTCGAGAAAATTGATTAAAGAAATTGTAAAGGTTGTAGTATGAAAAAGTTAAGTATGTTTATTGTTGTATCTATATTTATTATTGGGTGTACAAGTGTTCAAGATAAGGTAGATATTTATAAAGAAAAAAGAGATGTATTGGCTACTAAGATTGTCAAATCAAAAGAAAAAAAAGATTGTATTGTAAAGTGTAATCAAGATTTTAAAATTGGTATTGATAGAGCAGACTGTAAAGCAAAGTGTATATTGGAGTAATAGATGGAGTGTAACTATGAAAAATGTCCAGCAAAGATATATATTGATGATATGAAAACATCACAAGATAAATATATTGATAAGGTTGAATATATAAGCAATAAGCTAGATGTACACGCTACTAGCTCAAAGCTGAAACACGAGCAACTCTTAAAAAAGCTAGATGAGATAGCATTTAATCACAAGTCGCATACAGATGAAGAGATGGAAGTGCAAAAGACTTTTATTAAAACGATACAAGATATGAGTGAAGCGTTAGGAAGAAATACTTTTCGTACAAATGTTATGTGGAGTGTGTTAGCTTTTATCGCTACTGGTTTAGGTGGTTGGGCATTTTATATGCTGAATGGAATTAGTTTGATTATCAAAGGATAGAGAGATGAAATTATTTAAAAAGTTAAAGGTATGTAATGGGTTATAGGTTTGGGGATAGAAGTAAGAGCAATTTAGAACAAGTTGATGCTGATTTAATTAAAATTTGTTATGAAGTAATTCACAACATAGATTTTAGTGTTATTGAAGGTCATAGAACTCTTAAAAGGCAGAAGCAATTATTTAATGATGGTAAATCTCAAATAGATGGTATATCTCAAAAAGGTAATCATAATTATTTACCATCAAGAGCTGTAGATATTATTCCATATAAAAAAGGTTATAATCCTTTTGATGGAACAGTTGAATCAGAATTGATGTTTTATAAACTATATACTGAAGTGCAAAAAGCAAGTGAAAAGCTTAATATTGCTATTAAATGGGGTGGCAGCTGGGAAAACTTTAAAGATTTCCCACATTTTGAATTAGCATAAAGATTTTTATGATATACTTCCAAATGGCTTCATAAAGCCTAATTTTTAAGATTCTTTTTTGAATCTTTTTATGTTTTTGTT